TGCTTCTGCATCAATTAGTGACTTTCACTATTGGGCTGAAATGCCGCTAACTAATATTGCAGAGGCTGTTATTCCGACTGAAAATACAGCCATTGAAAACGCAGTGCTTCAGTTGATGGGTGCAAATGTTAATATGCGGATCTCGCAGTCTAATCGACTTAACGATGGTTTGACTCCAGCCGACTTAGCTGATCTGAAAGACGCCATTGCCAAGTCGAAGACTTACGTGGACAATTTTGTTGCCACTGATAACCCGCTCGATCTCAGTCACTCCAATCCTTACGTGCCTGTGGTCGAGCCAATGAAGCTGCCGTAATGAAGAAGAAAAAAGGTAAGGGCTGTTAGTTATGAGTTCTGAATGGGCCTGCAGACCGGCAGTACTGCTTACGTCTTGTGACGTACCGTACCAATCTGCTCAGTCGTCGGTCTGTGGACCCTTCTTCAGTAAACTACAATTCTCTGTTGCCTGCTCTGGTACACCTTTTGATGACTACGCTGAAGTTCGATGTGTTTGCCATTTCTCTACTTCGTTCTCATTTGTATTCACAAAGGTCCCTACCATTGCAGGCGACGGAGTAATCTGCGTTAGATATTGGAAGAATCTTACTCCGAATGAAGAAGATGAGTTGCTACAGATTCATGAACTAAAGAGATACATTCTATCTGAATCTGGTCAGCACAATATTTGGTATCCTACTTACTCCGATCAAGTAATATACTCCAACTTTACTCTAGAGTTCTGGACCAGTAAAGACCAAGGAGTAAACTTCCCCGAGGATACCTACGAATTTGAAATGAGTCTATTAAGCTGTGAACAATCTGATATTTATACCGCAGCATCTTGTTTAGCTACTGGCACAGAATCTGTACCAGAAGCTGAAACTGATCTTCCAGAGACTGGAATGATACCTATACCTGAGGAAACTGGAACTGGAAACTAATATGGCTTCTACATTAGTAAGCTCTGAAAAAGATCTAGAAGGTGGAGTAAACTTTGTAACTCTACAGAAGTGGAGTAGAAGTCTTCTAGACCAGCATGTAAACTCTGCATATCCTCAGGACTCTCAAGATCCTATCCGAGGAATGACGCTCTACACTTCAGACTTTGGTGTAGATCATCCTAGAGTACCTGATGCTGCAACTGTCACAAAGCTACAAAGGTATATCTGGATTAGGCATCACTGGTCCGCTACTTCTCCAGATGTGTACTATCTTCGGATGTATGTTTGGGACCCCGAGATGGCATCTGATCCTGACTTTCTTCAGTGGAAAGAGTTCTGGAACACAGAGTACCCTTACGGAATCTATCCTAACACTCTCCAGGGCAGTGCGCTAGCCGATGGAACTGTAGCTCTTGACAAGTTAGATCCTAACGCTTTCAGCGGTAATGTACAGAACATAGACGGAGTTCTATGGTCTGGTATAACTTATGAGTCTGTAGCAGATCTTCGAGCCTTAGCAGGAAATGATCTTCCCGATACATTGATAGTGGGTGTTCTAGGTCATACTACTGCAAGAGATGGAGGGGGTGGGTTCTTTCTCTTTCAAGCTACTGGATCTGAGGATGATGATAATGGATCTATTATCACTCCGCAAGATTTTGTAGGAAGGTTCTATCGTATTACTAGCGGATCTCCTAGATGCGAATGGTTCGGTGGAGTTCCAGACTGTAATGCTGATGGAACATCTGGAACAGATAACTCTACTCCTATTCAGTCCTGCTTGGAAGCATATGGTAGCTGTGAGCTACAAGTGGGTGCTTATGGAGTTAAGCCTAGAACTAACAATAATTCTTATGTTTTTGTTACGGCAGTATTTCGAGAAAACTGTCCAGCATTGAAGCTTACTGGATTAGGAAAGGATGCTTCTATTGTAAGATGTCTAGCTGATTCTACAATATCTCCATCTCTCGATGTCAACAACACAGCAATGTTCTTCTTTAAGGGTTGCTCTGGAGCTATTATAAGAGATTTTCAACTGGATAACGTATTTGGAAACTGGAAGACTGATACTGATATTGCAGTTACTTCTGCTGGAGTTAGACTATATGCTTGTCCGGATGTTCTAATAGATGGAGTTTCAGCAAGGCGATTTAACTCCTGCAAAGAAGTCTCGATAGCTAAAGAATGCTTTATTCTAATTGTAGATAGAGAGGAGCTAACTATTGTTCCTAGTGATCCTTACAAAGACAATCTGAACTCAGTCAAGGTTCTTAACTGTGAGTTCTATGAAGCAGGTAATGATACTGAAGGATCTTTAAGAAACGATCACCAGCCTGAGATTTCCTGCATTACAGTAAATGGATACAATGATGTACTAATTCTAGGAAATCATATTAGAAATCTAGTCTGGACAGATACTAATCGCAGTTGGATGCAAGGGATTACAGCAGTCGGATGCACAGATGTGCGTATAGTAAATAACGCTGCATCTAACTTTGACGGTAACTTCATTTATGCGGATAACAAAGGTTTAGACAGGGTTGTAATAACTGGTAATACCTGTAAGAATGTTAGGTCGTTCCTTACTTGGAGTAATGCTGCTGCTAACATTACGCCACCAACTGGTGGAAGATATGGAAGTTTCAGAAATGCCCTTATCTCTAGCAACACTGCAGAGTTAAAGTTAAGCCAGAAGTATCTGGACTATGCCGAAGACACAGTAGAGGACATGAATGCAATTCGTCTCTATACTGTGGCGAATAGGCCTGGCCAGTCTGACTTTCCAACTATATTTTTCAATATCCAGATCACTAATAACCAGTTCAAAGGCGCTATTCAAGCTGGTAGCGCTGGAAATTTTCAAGCAACTGGATTCACTATTTATATAGACAGTTACATAGCTAATACGGTTATGGTAAGAGGGATTAAGCTAAATGCTAATATCTTTGACTTACCTAAACGTAATGACATAGTTCTGGAAGATGACGCGATAGAAGGATATGCTGATTATGGCTGCATTCAATGGTCGAATGCGAATACCGTAATGAGTAATCCTCAGGAGTTCGATGTACTTAGCAACTATAAAGCCGATGGAACTCCAGTTAGAGCTTACGCTTTTCTTCCAGGAGGAATCGTAGCAGCACTGAGAGAGGGCACTTATGCTCCTTTGGAGAAACACATCTATCTCAATCGTGCAGGCTATCTTGACTCTGCAAATGGAAGACCAATCTCTAGTTGGTCAGATGTAACTTGGCACACCGCAGAAGGCGTATATCAGTGTGTATTTGGAGATCAATCTACTTCAGATCCTACCAAGTTTGGCGATGAGGATAGATCATACTACTGGACTGTTTATCACGGTATTGATGGAAGTCTGCATTTAGTGCTCCCTAGAATTCCGCCAGCAACTTGGGCATCTGACCAATACAGTGCTAATGGTCTCTATGCTATTCCTCAGAGAGTGTTTACCTTTATTCTCACACAGATTAAACCTAACAATACCCGTGCTGGAGATATTCATTTCTATGGTCATTTCACCACAACTGTTACGGATGATTTGACCTATCTCTTCACAGTTAAAGCTCCCGCTAGCGAGGCGGATACTATCATTCCTTCTCCGCCTGATAACTCTAGGCTTACTAGAAAGGTGGAACTAGTATGTAATCAAACGACTCAACTTTGGACATTCTACATTAGCTTCCCGGAAGCACCCTATTTGAACACTACTCCAGGAGGAACTGATACTCGAATTTGGGGAAGGCTTGGTGGAGAGTGGGTTGTTGCTAGTGGAAGCTATACTCCTCCATAATCTAAATGAGCTTACTTACTCTAAAACAAAGAGTCTGCCGCAAGACGGGTCTTCTAGTAGGATCAGATGATGCCTATGTAGAAGAACTCATCAATGAGGCTGCGCGTGAAGTGTGGGAAACACATGATCTTCCTAACTGCTTAGTTGAAGCATCTGTAGGAGTACAGTCAGGAGGACGAGTAGCACTTCCACACTTCATGGGAGAGATCCGAGGAATACGAGAATCGGATACTATGTACCGCACAGTTCTTACAGACATGCGACCAAAGTATTCATATGAGCCTGAAGCATATGATGCAGATGTCTGGAGATTGATTGGCAAGCGTCCAATAGCCATAACTCCTCAGAGTATGGGAAGGATCAAGTTCGTACAAGCAGAGCTTAATTCTGATGTAAGCATCACTATTGAAGGCTCCACTGCTACCGCGCAGAGTGTTATAGAAACTTTAGATCTAGATGCACTGGAAGTAATTACAACCAATCTCTGGCTAGATCTACGTTCTATTAAGAAGGATGCCCTCACTACTTGCAATATTGAGATCTACTCAGAAGGTGATGAGCTACTAGGAATATTTCCTAATAATCGCTACGTCTGCGAATACACTATAGTTGATGTCTCTACTTATCCGGGTCGGAGTCTAACTGATAACTGTGCGGTTGAAGTCTTATACAAACCTCCGTATTATCCAATGTCAGGAGATGCATCAGAGTTCCAGCTTGATGGCTACGATGATGTCATCTACTATCGAACTGTAGCACTGTGGTATCTAGCGCAGAAAGATGGAGGACAACTAGCTGAGGTTTATGCAGGTAGAGCAGAATCTAGAATAAAGTCTATTGTTCAGAATCAATCTGGACATGTGGAGAAGTTCATGAACTTTGCTCCTAATCGCATGAACTACTCTTGGGGAAGAAAGATCTATCCCTCTATCTATCCACGTTAATGGCTACTCATATCCATAGATCCTTCTCCGGAGGAATGAATCTCCTCACGGACGATACTAAGATTTCTGACAATGAGTACGGATACGGTCAGAACGTAAGGACTAGATATGATGTAATCGAAGGAGTTCAGCGTCCAGTTAATCAGGATCTAGAGAATCTTGTGCCTGGAAAGAAACAAGCTATCTTCTCTGTAGGAGAGATTCTAGCTGTAGTATCTGGAGGAAAGCTCTATTATAAGTTATCAGAGGAGTCCTTCTGGAGAAGAGTCGGTGGCGTACAGTTAGATCCAGACGTGAATAGAGTTTATGTACAATCAATTCCCCGCAGCACTCTTAACTATCTGAGAATAGCAGATACAGCTAACGAAGATCCAGAAGTAACTTTCACTCGCGTAGTAGAAACTCCTCAAGGAATAGTAGTTCAAGATGGAATCAATCTAGGCTACATAGTTTATCAGGATGGTGGAGTTCTGAAAGTAGTTCGGTGCACGGAAGTAAACTATACAAGAGCAGGACAAGAAGCCTATATTCCAATCGGAACTCTAATGACTTTCACCGCGGCAAAGCTATTCCTTATTGCTGACGGAAATAAAATATACCATTCGGTCTCTGGTCGTCCTGCGGATTTTGCAGTAGCAATCGAATCAAATGGAACTCCACAAATAGCCGTAGAAAATGCAGATCTAGTTAGACACGCAGTTGACTTCAATGAGATCCGAGCTATTCTGGATATGAATAACTCTGGAGTTCTAGTAGGAACAGATTACGCAGTATATCTAGTAGAATTCGATGATAACAAAACTTTATTTGGAGAACCTGCTTTTCGGAACACTAAACTATTTACAGCAGGAATAGTCAACCAGTTTAGCATGGTAGATCTACTTGGTGATCTTGGATTCATTGACTACGAAGGAATAAAGTCTTTTAACTCTGTTAGACAGATCTCAAATGAAGGAAGAAACTCTATTTTCAGCCAGAAGATCTCTCGCCTGATGGAAAGCGTAGTTCAGAATCGAGACTCTAGTTGCGCCTATCTATGGGACAACTACGCTTTATTCTCTGTAGATCTAATTGGTGGAGATCATGGAATTGTAGTCTATGACACACTTAATCAATCCTACATGGGAGTAGATAAATTGACCATAGATGATCCTGAGATAGAAGGAGGAAAGATAAGAATAGGAAAGGTTAAGCAGTTTGCTCAGACAATATCCAAAGACAAGGATGAGCTATACTGTATAACAGTAGATGACCAGATCTATAAGCTATATGACTCTTCTGAATATGAGTCATCTCAGATCATTCTTAAGTCGATAGTTCCTCAGATGGAAACTTCACAAGGAACTATCATAGATCTATCTAAAGAACACAAAACTAAATTCGTGCGAATGCTAGTTGACGCTTCAGAAATTGCTTCTGGAGATCAGAATAAAATAACAGTAGGAGATAGCGTAGATGGTGGAAACGATATAAGAAAAGAAATGGGAGCACCATACAGAGTATCTTCTAAGATGACTTTTACCCTTCCTTCTACGCATAGTGGTACCAAGATTTCTCGCTATATAGAATTCAGCGGTCCACTAAAGATCATAGAAATACAAACTGAAACAGAAGAGATGATTAAAGAGATCTCTAACGTACAATCAAGACAATGTCAATACTCGATAAACTAGTACAGGTAAGAAAGATTACTACTAAAGAGGAATTCGAATTGGCCTCTAAAGCTGCATCCAGTGATGAGCATTTGATGGTCAATCCAAACGTAGCCTTTTGGAAAGGCGGCGAAATAATTGGATGCGCCAGCTTATTCAACATACCCATTGTATCTTACTGGCTAGACTCTGACCAAGGTCCAAAAGAATCTCTTCAAGCAATTAGCCAGTGTGAAGCTATTCTTAGTGGAGGACTTGGAGTTAATTATTTCTTTGCAGCTACTGGAGATGATAGTCCTTATAAGAGGGCTTTAGAAGAACATCTAGGATACAAATCTCTAGGACATCTAAACATGTACTCTAAGAATCTTATTCCTTCTCCAGTACAACCAAGAGATAATGGCCAACTACGACTTAATTTAGAAACCGTTCGGAGGTAATTATGGGATGCTTTTCTCCTGATGTTGATGTGCCAAGTCCTAGCGAATCCGCTGAGGCATGGCTTAAAGGATTACAGGACTATCTAGTTCCTATTACTCAGGAGATGGCTAAGTCTATGCCTATCTCTGAGGCAGCTAGATACCAGACCTATGCTGACTATGCACCAAAATTCGCAGACATAGAAGCAGGCATAGCTGAGAATGTACTTCCAAGATACACAGAACTAGGCAAAGATCTCCGCGAAGCCCAAATGGCAGGAGACATTGAATCACTTGGAAGATATGGTCCTCAATTCGGAGAAGCTCTGCGCGGAATGATGACTACTTTGGAGCCTGAGTTTCTACAAGTAGCGCAGCCTCTAGCTTCAAAGACCGCAGAACTGATTGGAGGTCTAGATCCTAATCGGTTATCTCCTACAGAGCGAAGAGAAATCGAATCCGCACTTGCTCGACAAGGCGTACAGACTGGCGCTTTAACTGCTCCTTCTCAGGCGAACACCGTAAGCAATGCTATGATGTTCGGCCAAGGACTAATGGACAAACAACTTCGAGTCTCACAAGCTCTTGGTCAAGCCGCTGGAGTAGCTCCTGCTGTAAGAACTGGATTTGATCCTACACAAGCTGCACTTGGAAGACCTTCTATTACAGCAGCTTGGGGACAGTATGGTGGACCTGATAGAACTATCGGATCTACAGGACAACAAGTTGGATCTCAGATTGGTAGTCAGCTTGGTCAATATCAAGCGCAGACTAATCAGGCTATGGGACAATTCCAATCCAATCCTTGGTATGGATTTGGGCAGAATGTTACTAAGGGTTGGGGAAATCTGCTTGGCATTAGCAGCTTAATAGGCTAGGATTTATTATGGCTCAGAATCCATTTCTTACTGGACTTCTTGGAGGACTAGGTAAGCTCACTAAGACTCCACTTCCAAGAGAAGGTTATCCTCGCGGAGAAGGAGTACCTACAGTTGCACAGTCCATATTCTACCCTCAGCAGGTATCTTATCTCAACGATCTTGCTATGCAGGGAGAAGCTGCGAGAATCTCTGGAAGCTCTGCAATGGCTAGACAGCAGCTTGCAGGACAGCAGACACTGGAGCAGATGGCAGAGGCAGATAAGTATGCTAGAGCACTAGCACAATTAAATAGTGCCTTAAATATAGAAGCAACCCAAAAGCAAGAGAGACTTAAGACTAAGCTATCTTTGAAGGAATTGGAGAAGAAGTCTAAGTTAGAGAAGAAGGAAGTAAATGATGCAGCTAAAACTCTATTTGATCCTGAGTCTAGTCCAGCATCAAAAGAAGCAGCTAGAGTGAGATTATTTAAGAGTGGTTGGACACCACCCTCTAATATTAATATTCCTATGGGAAGTTCTACCATTATTCGTAATGAAGATGGTTCTGTTATGGTAGTAACTTCTGAAGCTGTATCTGATCAGATGGGAGGATTCTTGCCTTATCCTAGCCATAGTTTGAAGCAGTTTGATAGTATGAAAGAAGCTTCGGACTTTATGGCTAAAGTAGGTAAACAAGCGGAGGAACAAAAACAAGAAGTAGCTAGTAAAAAAGCGAAAATTCAGCAGCAAATGATGGAGGCTCAAGCGGAAAGAGAAACTATTCCAAATTATGGGATACAACAGAATCAACTTCCTATAGTTGAATTTTTAAGAGGACTCGGTAATCTTAATCTTGGAGAAGCTCCACAGACTATGGAAGGTGCTAGACAAAGACATCTTCAAGAATTGAATAAAAGGATAAACCAACCTACTTACGTACCATGATCTACTTCTACGCAGCACTACTAGGTTTTCTAAAGAACAAGCTAGCGCAGAAGCTAGCAGGAAAGATGGCCGGTAAAGCTCTTGGCGGTGGAGGAGGAAAGCAAGAAGAAGATCCAAATGAGCCTTTAGACATCAAACGTCTAGGTCCACCAGAGATGCTCTTTGGAATGACAAATCCCAATATGGTAAATTCCAATATGGGAATGTCTGAGCAGGATAGAATATTCTTAGCTAAAGGTAGACAGAATCTTGGAGAGATGGAAGATATAAACACGGGATTCAGAGAGAACAAGACTATTGAAGATTATTTCCGTTCATTGAATCCCCTTAACCGCTTTCTAAAATAATGTCACTCCTTAATGCTCCAATCAGATATACGGATGACGAGATAAGAGCCGCATTCAAGCGGCGTGCTGAGCTTTCGAAGATGCAGATGGAAGCTCAGATGGAGGTATTCTCTCCAGACACTGATGTTCCCGGTATGATGGGAACTGTTGCTGCACACGCCGCTAGAAATGCAATACCTACAGGAGCAGGCTTTCTAGGTGCTGTTAAAGGTGCAGCAATAGGAGCACCTCTTGGACCTATTGGTACTGCCGGTGGAGCATTGATTGGAGGCTTAGGGTTAGGTTTCGGCGCAGGACTAGTACAAGACTGGGTAGCTCCTAAAGTACTAGGAGAAGACACTTTTGAAAGTTACGAAGACTATCTAGCTAGATCTCAAGAAGCACATCCTCTAGCATCATTTGTTGGAGGAGTAGCTCCTGCCGCAGCATTTCTAAGACCTACTCTTGCTGCTCCTAAAGCACTAAGTAGGATGTTCGTTAAAGTCCCTGGAAGTCCTATATCTCCTGCGAGCAAAGCAATACTATTAAACTCAGCAGCATCCGCAGCAGTAGAAACAGGAATAGAAGGTGCGAATCAATATGCTACCGGACAGTTCTCTCCTGAGAGATTAGCTGCCGCTGCCGCATTCGGAACATTCTTTACACAGCCTTGGGGCTTAGGTCCGAAGATTGGGCTTGAACCACTTCCTACATTTGGGCCTAAGACCCCTCCTATTACTGGAAGACAAGTACCGCCTGGATGGTCAGGAGAAGGACTAGGTGGAGTAACATATCCTTCTGCTGTTCCTCCTGCGCCTGGAGCCGGACCAATCAGACCTTCTGGAGTTACAACTGGAGGATTCAGACCTTTAGGTCCATATGGATTAACTCAGCCTCCTCCTCCAGTAACTCCTCCGCGTGGAGTTGGACCATATGGAAGAACATTTCCTCCAACTGAACCTACTCCTACTGCTCCATCTCCGATTAGGCCTACAGCAGTTCCTGAAGCTCCTACACCAGTTACTAGGAAGCCTCCTCCTAGAGAACCTATTCTTGATGAGCAAGCAGCCGCATATGATGAATACTTTAAATCTCTAGCTGATTCTGGACCAACTGATACAGAGTATATTGATGGAGTAACTGAGAATCTAAATCGTCAGGGTGGAGTAGATACTTCCACTACTGAAGGAAAGAAGGTAGCTTCTAGACTATCATCCGAAGCTAACAAGACTGCTCAGACTATTAAGAATCGAGTCAAGAAGATTGATGATGCTACAATAGATCAATATGAGAAAATGATGTCTGGTGGTAATACTAGACTTCGACAACAAGCTTTTGATCTTGATCAGCAGTATGGTGGAAAGCTCTCTGAAGCATCCGCGCTAAGAGTAATAGAGCGATCTATGAGCATCAAGGATGTTCAAGAGTATCGGAAGATGCTTGATCCTAAGATAAAAGCTAGACTTCAATCTGAGAAAGCTAGTTGGGTAGAGAAGAGTTTCAATAAAGAATTCAATCGAAGATTCGTCCTATACGTTCTAGATCGAATCCAGCACGGAGCAGGACACATCGGGAGATGGAGAGGAACTCCTGAGGTTAAATTCTTCAACTTCGCACTAGAAGAAGCTAGAGCTAAAGGTTACTTCAAGCTCCAGCAGATTGCAAATACAGCGGAAACTCTTAAAGAGATCGAGGACAATGCTGTACGCATGACTTGGCTGAACGAGTTCTTGCATCGCAAAGGATATACAGACCGAGACATCTTCAGAATGAACGAAACCAATCCTAACGCATTCGCTAGAGTATGGTTTCCTGGAGAGCCTTGGAGTTACATGTCTCTGTATGGAGATGCTAAAGCTACCTCTCCAATTCATGAAGCATTCCACCATTGGATAGACTGGATACGTGGATTCGGAAATGCTAAACAAGTCCGCTACATGTCGGAGATGTATGGTCGAATGCAGAAAATTCTTGAAGGAAAGCTTGGACGGCCAATAGCCAGCTTCGACGAGCTTGATGAATTCGTAGTGGAAACTCTAGCTAAAGAACTCTCTGAAAGAACTAAAGAGAAGGGAGTAAAGTCAGAGCCAGAGAGATTCTGGTCCGCACTAAAAGCTAAAGTTAAATCTCTATTCGGCGGAGGACTTGATGGACTCAGCGACAAAGAAGTCTATGATCTTCTGACCTACCAAGGAGAATTCGATCAGCCATTTGTCAACAATAAACTTCCTGGATTTGTTCCTGCTGTTCCAAGAGATGCCGCGAGAACAGATCTAGACAGCGCGCCAATAACCAGCAAGGATCAGTTCAAACTATCTGATGTAGCGAGAAAGCTATTTCGATCTGATTCTGAATCTCTGCGAGATAGAATAGCAAATACAGTATCTGAAGAAGCTGGAAATGATGCACAGCATGTAATGGAGAGTTGGGCAGCTAGCCATAGAATGTATCGAGGAGATCTATATTCAAGGCTGAATGATCTATATGGTAAATACCTTCCAAAGACTGGAATGGCCAAGACCACGATGGATCTACTGCAAAAGAATCCTACTTCTCCAGCAGCAGTATCTCTAGGCAAAGTAACTAAGTTTATGGACTATGCCTATGGAGCCTCTGAAGATGCTCTATATGGAAGACCTAATCCTGTTCCGCTTGAATCTTTAACTCCTAATGAGCAGGAGATGGCTAAAGGATTAATGGCCATTTGGAAAGACATTGGAGCTAACAGAAATGTTAGATCTACTCAAGCTCGAACCAAGATGAAGAAGGGAGAAGTAAGTGAATTCTTTATCCCTCGTATCATTGGTAGAGATATTTACCAAGTGTTATCTCAAGAGCCTGGAAGTATTAAAGGAAAGCAGCTAAGGAAGCAATTCATCAAAGTACAAAAAGATAGAGCGATGAAGATGCATGGAGCTACTGAGGAGGAAGCTCTAAAGCTGGCCAATGAAAACTTCGGAGGACTATTAGAGAATATTCGACAGCTTGACTCTCCTGATATTGGTCCAGACTTCGGACCATTGACTAAGGCTGGAGGATTAGGAATACCAGATAGTTGGGTAGAATCTAATCCATTCCGAAGATTGAATAGATCTATGGAACGTGTAGCTAGAGCGTTCGCATATGATGATCTAATGAACAATCCGCTATACAATAAAATGTATGATACACCTAGCGGAGAACCTTGGTCGCTTGATAAAATAATGTCTGGCACTGAGGAGTTCAAGAGAATTTCTCGCTACATGCTAGCTAAGGATGAGAATCCTGGAGCAGCACAAGTAGCAGAGAATTTCAATCTTATTGGAAGAGCCATTGTTCTTGGTCCGCTTACTGGTGCAGTTGACTTAGCTAATGCTCCATTTCTCACACTCCAACATGTAAGAGGCTTTGGACAGTTCGCTAAAGCTTGGGCGCATTCAGTTCAAAACACGAAGCAGTACTATAAAGAAGCTACCGCACAAGGAGTAATCCGAGATATTGGAAAGCTTGAAACTCTGGTAGGTGCAACTACTGAAGCTAGCCAAGCTATCCGAGTAATACGCGATCAATATAACTCGCTCCAAGGTAGAAACTTCCTTGAAGGACAATCAAGAGCACTCACATATGGAGTAGGAAGATACATTGCTGATGACTTCACAGATCTATACTTCCAAGGTACAGGAAAAGTAAAGAAAGAAGCTGAGACATTTCTTCGAAGATTCGGAAGAGATCAATTCGAGAACATGATAAAGCGTGGAGATAAGAAATTCACGCAAGCAGAACTCCAAGAGATCGCCGCAAGATTTACAGAAGAGGTTCAAGGAACTTACGACTTCAGAGATCTGCCTGGATGGGCATATGCTGGACCACTATCTCCACTAGTAGGACTTCTGCGCTGGAACATTGGACAGATGGTTAAGTTCAATCGTAACATTGTCCAAGCAGCAATGCAAGGCAACTTCAAGCCAGCAGTATTTAGCTTGATGGGTCTGCCAATAGCCGGTGGAGTTATTGAGTCAATGCGAACTCTTGCTACAGGAACAGAAAGAAAGCAGCCATCTTGGGAAGAGATTGTTGCTGCTAAGGGAATGGATGCACAGACTTATGCAGAGATTCTAACCTACAAGTTCCTTGGACTAGCTGCCGCAACAGGATTAGTCGGATGGATGTCAGAATTGCTTCGAGGATTTACAGATGTAACTCTATACAAAGCTGCGCCACAAGATGCCATTCCTGTTCCTGCATTCTCAATGATAGCCAATACTATCGCAGATGCATCGCAGTTAGTAACAGCAGCATTGGAGAGAGAACTAGATCCTATGGATACCGTGGATCTAGCTCTTGATTGGGCAGATAATAATATCCAATCATTCAAAGTTATTATGTCTCTTCTCTCTAGGTATGGTGCTGCTGAGACTATTGGCGGACCCTTTCAGAAGAAGAAAGAAGACATCGAACGAAGAGGACGTGGAAGAGATCTCCGAACATACCGATTCCTTTCTGGCTATCCTTTAGGTCCACAAATACCATTGAGATCTAATGTAGCAGTAACAGAAGAACAGGAGTTCAAGAGAACTACAGACTTAGAAGAGGCAGGAGGATTGGCTCAGAGAGCTATGCAGAGAGCGCAGAATCTCTCTCCTACTCCACAAGCTATGGCTTCAAGGATGGAAGGACTAAAAGATATGCCGATAACTTGGATGCCATCAGAGTCTTCGGAAGCTCTTAACTATCTGAACTGGTTTACTAAAACGAGAGGTCCAGAAGCAGGCAAGGCTCTGATGGCTACTTATCTGCAGCAGGTAATGGCCAATAGAATGAAGCAACAGCTAATTCCAAAAGTGGGAATAGAAAGAACTTCTCTTCAAGAAGTGATGGGATTAGAAAGATAGAAAGGGAGTTCTATTTCGGTAAGAAGGTTCTTCCTGCTTTAGTAATCGTCTCCTTAATCTTCTTCATATTAAGCAGGGCTTGCAAGATCTCTTGTATGCCCTGCTCTCCTTTTGGATTAGAGTCATAGAAGTTAAGCAGGATGTCTGTGTAGCTAGTGCCTGGATTGGATCTAATCCACGAATGGATTTGTCTAGCCTCTGGAGCTAATTCGTTCTTTCCTCCCATAGATATTGCCTCGTGCATTGTAGTTTCTACACTATCTAGTACTGCCAGTGCTTCTCCAAAACACTCCGCGCCAATCTTCATCTCCACAGATTTGCTAAAGTGTATGCACATTGCTAGCTTCTTAATATGGATATTCTTTCTTCCATAATAATGTGCTAGCTTAGGATGAGTATTAGTTGTTACACTAGCTTCATCCTGCCACCATTCTTCAACCAGAGCATCTATAGCAGAACTATCTACAGGACCGTAGAGATTACCTAGCTTGGCAATATGGTGCTGAATCTTTATCTTATGTTCCAGTTGTGAAACATTAAGAGGAGGGATGATAGATGTTCTAAAGGCTGGAGAGTCGGCAAATACAAAGATAGTTCTACTTGCGAATCCTTCAAGCAGAACTTGATCACTAAAACACAAGTCGAGAAAATCCTTAGTTGTGCATCCGAGTATTGAGACACATGTATTTCGAAGTCTGATATGTCCTCTAGTACTTGTGGAGTATTCGTACTTCTTGTTTGCGTCGTAAGTTTGTAGTAGAAGCCTGGATACATCTTCTTCATTTCTCCTAAAAAGACTGCTAATCTCTTCAAGAAGGAAGAGAGTTGACATGTATTCATATCTATCTCCTTCCCCATTCTTAATTGCTCTTGAGTTTCCATTTATAGTATCTAGTAGTGCTCTAAATGTTGTTGCGTCTGGAGCTACAGGAAATCTCTCCTCATCTCCATCTGTTACTTCGCTAAGTACTGAGTATGCCGCTTTAAGTGTTAGACTCTTACCACTAGCAGGTGGACCTACCATTATTGTGTAGAGATTTGGAAACAATGGCATCCAATCTATAGATCCTATCCATACTCTTCTCTCCATGCAAGCTCCTATCATAGTATAGAAAGCCATTGTCTTGAAGGGAATCGGTGATATTAAGTTGCTTGTGAGCTCTAGCCATGATGAGATCATTCATTTGGTTTCCTATTATTGAACTTCCGTCTCCATTCGGAAGATAGTATTATCCCAACCTTTTAGTTCGTGAGATGCATAAAGTCTCTGTATAACTTCGATTGCTTTCTCCTTATCTGCTATTGGTACTTCCATGCCTATACTATCGTGTACATTTAGCAGCAAGTTTCCTGCCAACCTTCCGGATTCTATTTCCTCCTGTAATTCCGTGAACACTATATTGTTCAAACAGGCGACAGTTGACTGCGGAATAAATGACAGAGCTTCCTTGAAGTATCTATCATGAAACTGTCCTTCGAACTTTCTCGGATAGCCAAATAGATTCCGCAGTTCTCTATACTGTTTCACAGTCTTAATTACTAGCCCTTGCCATTCTGCTAGTTCTGGAAAAGTTCGATAGAATGTGTCTAGTACTTTCTTAGCTTCATTAAGAGATAAGTATAATTTGCCATTAGACTTATCCATAATTCTGTCTGATAGTTCTCCTGGACCAATACCATAAGACGAAGCGTGCACTGTCATCTTAGCTATAGCGTATGGATTACCAGAAGAATTTACTGTATCTCTAAGTTCTATCCAGTTAGGAAGTTTAATCAGTTCATCTGGAGGCACTCCTTTATACTGTTTACCAAAGATCTCAGGATATAGTTGAAGTGCAACATAGGTATGATGCTTTACTTTAAGCTCTATCAATCTCCTATAGTTTCCGCGCCTAGCAAGATAGGCTACAATTCTAGACTCCGCACCAGCCTGATCTACCTTGACAAAACACATTCCCTCTCTTGGCTTTAGAAGCTTGAAGAACTCGTCATCAATCTGCTGGATATTTACAGATGGTCTATCCTTTAACTTAGCAGCAGAGAGACGGAAGCTCTTAGTCCCTGCTGGCTTGTACTGAGTGTATATCTTCATGCTCTATTTGTTGGATTGACCACCTCTTATACCTACAATAGTTCTTGGCTCTATCAAGAGTCCATCCGCGCATATAATGCACAATAGGAGCAGTATCTCTTATTGTATTATTATAAGAGATAATACCAGCCACAAAGTGTGGTGCAACTATACGATAAAGCATGGTCAATGATTCCTTCTAACTGCTATAAATCTTGGCCGCAAAGGAATGTTATCTCTACTAAGCTGATCGTATCGAACTGTGACTTGATGATCTATAATTTCATCAGGATGTTCGATGAAGTCCACTCTCTGCTGGTCAGAAAAACCAGAGCCAACTTTGAATAGTTTACCCTCAGAAGTGACACACTGTATGCTTCCAAGACAGTCTCGATGCTTACCTATTCTCTCTCCATAGTTAATTCCAGTGCATCTAAACTCTGAGTCCTTGAAAGGTTTCCACTTCAGTAGATTATTGGATCTTCCATTAGTGTACTTTCCTAATGGGAATCTTATCATACTTCCTTCATAGCCATGCTCTAACCAGAAAGAATTCCAACCTTCTACATCTGATAGACTAGCGCAAGACATAGTTGGAATTATTAGAGTATGCGGAATAGGTCCAAGAGCTTCTAGAGTGCGAAGTCTATCTACTTGTTCGTTCTCATTAATGATGTCGAACATCCAGTAAGATAGACTAGTTACATCTTCATGATGCAGCTTACGATTGGGATTAACCATAGCATTAATCTCCTGCAATCGGTAAGCCTGGTTGTAGATTTCTCCATCTATTCTGCACTTGACGGGAAGATACTTCTCGATATGATTTAAAGTTGTGAAGCGTTTTCCCGTTCTAGAGTATAGCTTTCCATCTACACTGATTGCTCTAACACCATCCAATTTTGGTTGGCAATAGCAAGGGAACTTTAGCTTGTCCGGCGAGTACTCATGTGCTAGCATTACGTCTAATTTCATAGCTTTATAAATCCTAGTTGTTTCTGTTTTGCTTTATAGGCTATCGCTAATCTTATTATCGGATTGGAATATGTTCTGCCCAATTTCGTAAGGGATTCGTGATCGACTGAAGTCTTTCCTGAGCTTGAAAGCTTGACTGCTTTGTATCCGCATCTACCAATGAGATACTCTCCAAGCTGTTTCGAGCTTGCAAGGTTGATGTCGAATCCGCAGAGGATTTCTGCAATTCTTTTGTACTGTTTGAGATAGAGTTCGAGTTCCTTTCTTTTAACTTCCAGCGCATCTGTATCAATCTCGATACCTGTGAGGGATGCAACCAGTAGTGGATATAGTGACTTCTTAGCCTGCTCAATAGAGTTGACCATTCCCGGGTCCGGTTGTGCATATTCATATTGATACTTTAGTACGTCCCGCATTCGGTGAACATCTCTTGCATTATATCTTAGTAACTGTTCTTCTTCATTGAATGTATGTGGATCAAAGATTCCTTCTCCTTTATGATAGGGATAATCTGTCCATAAACTAATGCAATGCGCTAGTGACTTCTCAGCCTCTGGAAATATGCGATTATTAATAACCATAGTGTCTTCGATCTTCTTGCCAAAGGGAATTCTGTACTCGTTAAAAAGAAAGGGAAGATCAAAGTTGCTATTATGCACCACTACGGACATCTTATTCAGACAAGAAGCTAGAGTCTGAAGTATTTTATAAGTGCCTAGTTCTCCATAATGGAGGGAATTGTGATAGTTATATATTGGTATTGCATAAACCATCCCTTCATCTATCGCGACCGAGAAGCATTGTAGAGTTCCGCTAGGGTGCGTTTCAATGTCAAAGTAACACCTCTCTCCTCCAGATCTGAGATATTGCAGTGCATCCTCAAGTGTTGGTCTAATATTGAAGACTTCAAGTCGTGTTCTAGGTTTTGGGTCGGCCAATAGGCGAAGTCCTTTGGCGATGTCTTTGAACATCCAGAAGCGGAAGTTACTTCGCGCTGTTTTACTTCTGTCTTTTTCATCTTCTTGTTTTTCATCAGGTATCTTTCCGAGTTCTCCTAGTTCATAGTCTCTTACATCCATGCACTCTTGACATGGAAAGGTAGGAATATAAATAACTCCATCCTGTTTAAATGGAGTTCCGCGATTCTGATATAGATTATATTTTCCAACTCTTTCTAGTACTCGCTCTCCCATGAGAAATACTAGCTTAGTGTTGGGAAGTAGTTTAGCTTTTGCTATTAGTGTCTGTCTATCACAATGATCTAGATTATACGGAAGTAATGCTTCTCTTAGATAGTTTCCTGCAATACCACCACACAAATTATACTTATCAAATCTAGAACCTTTATCTAGGAGGATGGTTATTCCGTTGTAAGGTTTCCGCGGCAAAGTTCTTATTGCTGGCATCGTAATCAGAAGTAGTGTAGCCTGGAGTAACTATCATGCTACAATGCAAGTTAAGTGGTTCTCTATCTGGTACTCTAGACGCTAAATAGAAATATCTTATTGGAGCTTTTCCAGTAAGAATTGCCGATCTAGTAATTCCAGTAGCATCTACATACATGATCGACCGGATTAGTATTGGCATAAAGAAGAAGCCGGGACACAGTAGGAAGGAAACCTTTGGCAAAGAAAAGAACCTACTGCATCCCGGCTATAAGGTTACGTATTAGTATGCCTCTTCGATTCTACCCGCAGAACCTGGAATGATATTGGCCAGATTGGCTCGAATAATCCAGCCAAGTTTTAGTTCTTGTCCGTTTGAATCAAGGATAGGATCTCCTTGTGTTTGTCCTGCAGCTAGCTGTTCAGGAGTAGGATCTTGTCGCTTGACATTCTCCTCGCTAGAGAGAACTGCCTCAAACGTGAGACCATTGAAGATCTCAAGCGGGAAGTTCTCAGCCAACTCTGCAAGAGTAAGCTGCTGATCCAAAGACTCCAGCAGACCTAGCTTAGTCATAGTCTGCTTGAAGATTCCTGCCGCAGCGTTACTCAGTGAGAGGTAGTATCTGACTTCTTTACCTTGAACTGCAATAGTTTCACCGGCAAACTCTACAGTATCCGGACTGATAATCTCGCAAGTAAGGACAACCATAGGATTGCCCTTTCTGCTGAGAGTGGATTCTGCCGCTTTGACGTGCAACTGGTATCTATTCGTGGGGATCTTAACATCTCCGCCCAGTGCTGCATCCGCTAGTTTGATTGATGGTTCTTGTTTATCACTCATTGTTTTGTTTGTTTTGTTAATCTCCTCTACGCATTTGAGGAGAAATTCAATTACTAGTTAGCAGGATTCGTGCCAACATCAGAAGCTTTCCGAATGACTCTTTCTAGTTCTTCATACTTTGCAGGAATCTCAATTGTATCAGTTTTCACATGCACGAATGATGAGAACTGTCTATCAGGTTTAATTCTCCATATATACTTTGTTGACGTAACTACTCCTGTCTTTGGATCTTTAACTTCTGGTATTGCTAACTGTCTAATGAAGTCCGTGAAGAATGCTGGCATAGCTTCTGAGAATTTACCTTCTTGCAATGGAGAGTATTTGCCTACCCAATTACCATTAGGATCATACTCTTTCTGCAGATGTGCTATCACTACAACATTGCACTTAGCTCGCTTCAGATAGTCCGCTATGAGTGTACTCCACATCAGCTTCTTCCTATAGAACTTCCAGTTCTCATCCGATATATCTCTATTCGGAATCTCGAAGTTGGTCTGCTCATCAAACCCATGCTGCGCCATAGTCCACGAATCAAGGATTAGTGTTTGCTCTGGAAGAAACTCCTCTACATTATTCTTCAGCCAGATTTTCAGTGCATCTCTACGATTCGGTGGAATAAGTCCAGACACTGGCTTCACTAGACGTTTAACGAAGTCAGCATTCCAAAATGGTGCACTAGGAATTCCCGCCGGAAGTTTATGATCGAAGTCTATCACATAAGGATTCGGAAACGTAAGCGCAGAAGTAGTCTTTCCTGTGCCTGCTTCTCCTAGAATTGCAAGCCGAAAGTGTGTTGCTGCCTGGCTGTCTTGTGTTCCTTCTGGTATGTACATATTATAGATCCTCTAGATTTGTCTGCATTATTTTGAGATAGATTCCTAGCCACTTTATAAATGTCTCGTATTCTTTCCTTGCTTTCTCTAATAGCTGATCCTCTTTTATTCCTGGATTATCTTCAGCTAGAGTTATAAGTATAACTTTGATGAATTCTTCTCTCTTCTTTTCAAACTCCGCTTCGCTAATCTCTAAGGAGTCTGTCTTGATTTCTTTCATTCTATTTCACTCCTGTTCTGGTGTTTGTTAAGATACCTCTGCGCTTCTTTATATACGACTAGATCTATAATCTCATCGTACATTTCCTTTTCCAGATCTCTTTTAGCTAGACTTCCTCCGTGCTCTTTTGAGCCTTTAATATACTTTTCTATTAGAGCATGTACAAAGTTAATCACTATGGTCTCTAGTAGCACAGAATCATCAGGCAATAATACATGCTCTTCTTCATCTTCTATTGCGCGAATGATTCCCTGCACTACATATAACAGATTAGTACTATACTTCATGACTTTTGACTTTCTATCCATCCATTCATCAATGCTAACACTGACTCTCTATCTAGGTTTGTAGCCAGCCTCATCATATTAGTCTTGCCGATAGGCACAGCAAACAAGATGAAGCCGTAGTTGTCTGGCATATGATCGGATGCCGCTTTACTTGCTAAGTCCAACCATTCTCGATATGTATCTGGATCACTCATAGATATATTTGCCTTCTTGGTTTTCTATAATGTTTAGTTTGTTGTGCGTATTCGCGTGAAAGTGTGTCCACTGCTTCTTTGAATCTACAAAATTCGCACATCAGATTATCTCTACATTCACATGTAGTAATTAATCTCTTACTAGCTATTTGCAATAGTTGCATTGCGCGACTTAGAGTTGTCATATGATATTTATTGTCTCCATGTAGCAGGATTCCATCCCTCCTCAGTCTTTGGCATCGCATCAATAATACTTTCATCTCTTATGCAACAGAAAGTGAATGGGCAATATTGATTCGAGCATAGGTTAAGAGCTAGTCCATCTTTACTAGGATTCTCCAGCGCATCTTCTATTCTAGGTATAGCTTCATAGCATAGATAGGCATCAAACTCTGCTAGATGATTCGGAGAGTAAGTAATCGGCGGAGATAGTCTAAGCTTAGGCATTGGCTTCTGCGTAAGAAACAATGCAGCAATTCTAGCCATTAGCTTTCCTTCTTGAATAGCCGACCACTCCACTGGATTAAGAATGTCCTTGCCATACTTCCACAGATACCACATATAAAACAATGGTTGTGGATCAGTATTGAACTCAGAGAAGTACTTCTCTTGATCGTACTTGCGTGTAGTCTTTAGATCTATAACTTGCACACATCCATCTTCGAAACTGATTCTATCAATCGTGCCGCACACAGAGATATTATAAGGATCGTCGAGTTTACTTATGTTCTTCTTAAAGTAGATCTCTGTTGCGGATATGTTTCCGATAAGTGTAGTAGGCTTTGGAATTGCTCCTCCAGAAATCTCCAATGCTGTTATTGCATTCAATATCATTGAAGTATCTGGACCAGAATAATTATTTAGAACTTTTATCTTTGCATCTTTATCTCCATGAGAAGAATACTGCAGATACTTATGAATAGCATCTCCTACTATAGCATTAGGATTAGATGTTTCATGATAGCCTTCCAGCATCCACTTAACTCTCCTTCTACATCCTGACACTCGAAGAAGAGATGAATCAACTCTTATTTCAGGCTTTATATCTCTATTATCCATTGGTCTTTTGTTTCTAGTATTAGTGTGTTATTGTCTAGTGCTTGAGATTTATTTACTACTACTTGATCCAAGTCTAAGCTTGAAGCCAGATTTGCTAGTGCTAGGAGCAGTACTTGCTTCTGCTTCTCCAGATCGTAGCACTTCTTCTGCAAACTTTCTAGCTTCTGCGAGAGTTCGTTCATCATATAACTCTTTGACTTTCTTCAGCAACTTCGCAGGCATAGTCCTACGAGTCTCTGAGAAATATGGCTTAAGATATGCAGTAAGTTGTTCATCAGTTAAATCGGATAGTTTTTCCGCGGACATTTCCAACAACTGCTCGATAGTAATAGTAGCCTCCTTTCTATTAGCTTCTACGGATTATGATTATTCTATCTGGATAAGCTTTACCTATCCACGCTGATCCAAGAGATGCGATATAGTTATTTACTTCCTCTCTTACAGATCCTCCCACTGCTACTAGCATCTCTAGCTTCTCCATAGGTTTGGCTGCCGTTACCCAATCCTTGATCTTGGTCATGATTTCTGTCTTCAATATCTCTGTTCCAGCATCAGGCTTAGGTATATCAGTTAAAGTTAGTGTCATAGCTTCTGGATTATAAAACATTTCTATCTTATCATCCAAAGTTCTAACCTTGCACTTGTTCCACACATCTCTTAAGCTACGAACATCATCATCAAGATACTTTATAGCAAAGTTTATTGAATTATAAATCCGCTGCTTCATACTACTGAGAGACATTCCCATAGCTTCAGGATAGAATACTCTATAGTTTAGTTCTTGTATCTGTTTTAACAGTGCTTTGCCTTGAAGTCCATTAGTGTAATTGAAGTACGGTCTCGTAGTGCTGCGCCTCATCGCAGCTAGTTCTTTCTCTGATAATCCTACGTCTCTTCCCATTTCTACCACCTCTCCGCTAGATTGTTTTATTCGTATCATAACACCGTATAACAATAGCAGGAAGCGTGCCAACCTGCTATATTAGCTTACCATAAACTATCTGGCGACGTATCCAAGCTTTAAGTGATCGAATGTTGCCCTCGAATACCTCATCTGGAATTGCTCCCATCCAATCTTGATAGCCACATTCTTCCGCGATAAGCTTATAGTCATCACCTCTTGATACTAGATTAGGTAGATCTATCTGAAATGTAGATATGCGATAATAGAAGTCTCTCCTTAATTCACTAAGAGTTGTAGAGTTAGATGCGAAGATGAATCTACAGTCTGTTGACTCTACAGATGCAGATCCCACTCGCCTATACTCTCCTTCCTCGATTACTCTAAGCAACTTAGCTTGGAATGACTTAGACGCAGAATTAATCTCATCAAGAAATAAACTACCTCCTGATGCTTGTGCAATTAATCCATCCTTATCCACATGTGCGCTAGTAAATGCTCCCTTAACATGTCCAAATAGTTCTGACTCAATAAGATTCTCCACAACTGCACTACAATTAATAGCGCAAAAGATTCCAGTGCGCTCTCCATGAAGTACTTTAGCTGCAAGTTCTTTGCCCGTGCCAGAATCTCCAGTCAGTAGTACTGGATCATTCACAGTTGCTAGAATCTTTAATCGCTTCTTGATCTCTATCACTTGAGGGCATCTAGTAATAATCCTATTCAGTGCTCTCTCAGTCGAGTTTCCTACTAGTCCTGTTAGATGATGAAATTCCATCATCCGATCAAACTCAGGATCACCGGATTTTTTATAGCCAGTTTCGTCTAGTAGTCTCTGATATTCCTTAGCACAATCCTCTTGAGATTTTATCTTTATCATAGTTTGATAGCCTCTTGTTGTTCTTTATCATACTAACATAGGGCTGAGAGATACTATATTTTTTTGCTATTACTCTTTGAAACTCAGCACTAGATTTTATTTCTTCTATTTCTTTATCTGTCAAGAATGTTATACTTGTAGGTCCATCTTCTTCAATGTGCTTCTTAGTGTGAGCGCCATGTGGCATTACCTCTAAGTTGGAGAGATGATTGTTAGAAGCATTTCCATCCTTGTGATGGAGACAATAGCCAGAAGGAATCTTTCCATAGAAGTGTTCCCAGACTACTCTATGTACATACTGATTTCCTTGATCCGTGCATATTGAACGTCTATTTCTTTTATTTTTATATACAGATTGAAATTTCTCCTTTCCATTACAGAATATTTTTCCATCCTCAGTTACAGTTAGTGGCATATTCTTCCAAGTGTAGGTGCTCATACACTGTAATATGATAGCAAGAATCATGCCAAGTTCATTTCTATTTGTTCATTTTCTTCCTCCTCTTCTTCATCCTCAATTTCTCCGTCCCAATTGGTAACGTCTTTAGTCTGCTCTGCTTCTAGTTCTGCTTGCTCTCTAGCCTTTGGACTCCATGTTTGAGAGGAGTCAATAGGATGTTCGAACATAGTCCAAAATTCCTCATCTGAGGAGATGACTGCCTTGATTGTTGCGAACTTCTTCTC